ATATCGTTCGGAGTATATAGCTTTTGTCCTTTTTCATTAAAGTAGTAGAAGATTACGTTTTCTTCTTCCATAAAAAAGTTTTTAAGGTTTACACTATGTCAATTATTAATTAGGTCGTTACCCAATTGTTTTACAAATCTAACAATATTATTTAGATTTGTCAAATAAAAAAAATAAAAAGTTTGATTTTTTTGGTAAATATAAATATTACCAAATAATTGAAAACTCTATTAGATAGATGAATTAGTTAAAAAAAGTTTCAACTAATGTGTCGTCAGTGTCTATTTTGTCTATTTTTTCTTCTAACCATTTAGAAAATATTCTCTTAGATGATAATAATGTTTCTGGGTTTTCGTCTTCTTTTAAAGGTATTTCCACCACTCTTTTAGCCCCTTCAATAAAATATTTACCGGTATTTTTTTTACAGTATTTAACGTTACCATTATCACCAATTAACATTAAATCATAAACAATGTTGTCGCAATCAATACCATTACCTTCAACAACAATATACTCCAAATCTTTAAATGGGGAATATGTTCTATATCCATCAATTTCAGGTTTGAAGTTTTTAGATTCATTTATATTCCATCCATCTATAGGTTGTTCTAAATCTGATTGTAACCTATAGTCTGTGGTTAATTCTTCACCTTCAGGTATGTCTCTAGTTGCTACTAAATATCTTTTGTTACCATCAACTAATTCGTTATGACAATTTGGATTATCACTATGGTTATGGAATTTACCTAATTCAGTAAACTTATAATTAGACCCCATTTCAATAATGTTATGTAGTAATCCTATTGTTTCACCCTTCTTAATATCTTTAGCTGCGAATACACCCTTACCTTGTATTTGACTTTCGTCTACGTAATATTTTTTTGTGTCTTTTATTTCATTTTCTGTAATGTTTGAAGACTTTTCAATTTTATCATTTAATACGTTTACGAACTCATTTTGAATTGCTTTAGTAAGTTCAACGTAAGTTGTTATATTATCATCATCAGAAAGTTTATTATTTTCAGGTTTCGATTCCTTATTAATGACGCTTGTTGCAATTTCAATTTGTTTATCCGATAATTTACCAAATTTTAACAATTTGGACTTAATTTCTTTAACAAAATTATTTTCACCATTGTACGTTGCAATATGCATAAGTTCTTCTGGTATGTTTTCAGTTACGTCTGATTGATTATTTTTACGCTCTTTTCTGTATAAAAAACTTAAACCAGAAATGTTTGTTATACATTTGTGACCACCTGAATTAGCTAAAACTACATCCCAACCATTAACACTAATTCTATCTAAAAACTGTTTTTGTTTTTCAGAAAGAGATTTATATAACTTATTAGAAATATCACTAATAATATTCATTATTTCTGTCTTACCTTCTACTTTAAATGATGGTGATTTTCCATATATCGCCATCATATCTTTCAATGTAAAACCTACAGATTGGTAATCCGCGGTTGTTTCTGATATTCTTTTCAAAGTTCCAAAAGTAATTTTTTGCGCTTTTAACCTACTTTCAAATTTACTTAGAACTTCATTTTTCATCTCCCCTAAATCAACTCCTTTAAGTGACCTATCTTGTTTGTATGGGTTACAAGACGCCTGAACTAAACCTAAAGGCCAAGCAATAACTATAAAATCAGCATCAGGATTGTTTCTAAAAGGGGTATACCTATCATACGAACCAGGTTTTACCATACTTCCTCCTCCGTATTGTACAATAATATTTCCAACCCTATTTACTTTATCACTTGTTTTTTGTTTTTGTATATAATCCATCTGATTAGCAACTAACTCTTCAACATTAGCATACCCTTTAGACTCAACTTGTTTTTTTATGTTATTTAAAATACTTAAAAGAGATGGTTTAGCATTTAATACAATTTCTTCTAAAAAACCAGGTTTATTTTTAAAGGCTAAAAGTAATTTGTTTGTTACTAACCCCATAATAGTTTTATTTCTTTTTAAATCTGAATCTTTATCGATTTTGAAAAGATAATTCATAACCATTTCTGGTGTAATATTGTTTGACGCAAAATTAGCAGAGTCAACTGTGGATATCAAACTTATATCAGAATCTGGGAATATTTCTTTTGGTGATATAATTTGAGATAAAGTTTCAACATTGGACCTTGAAGGTCTAAAATTAACTGAGGTTCCTGATTCTACGCCAGCTTGAGTGTCGTGGTGGTCAGTATGAATAACGAACATAGGTTTACCGTGTGCAAAATCAACCAATACGGGCATTGTATCACTATTAGCCTCTACTTTTTTGATTGCAAATTCTTTATCACCATACTGTATTACCTCAGCATCAATTACTTTTATACCATACTGTTCTAAATAATTTTTCATTCCTATAGCAGTTGTTACACCATCCAAGTCCTGATGAAAGTATATTTTTGCATTTGGATATCTTCTCGCTAAATCTTTAATATTTCTAATACCAGATTCTGTAATCAATTTTCTCATACTTATAAATACCTTGGAAAATAAAAAATCCCACTATTGTGGGATTTCATTTATAGTGTCGAGTGTTTTAAAATAATCAACTCTCGTTTGTGCTATTTTAGCGTAATTTTCACTTAACTCAATACCTAACCATCTTCTTCCTAAAACTTCAGCTGCCACCAAACTAGTTCCACTACCTGAGAACGGGTCCATAACTATATCGTTCTTGTAGGATAATATCTTAATCGCTTTGGTGGGTATATCCATCGAGAACGTTGCCTTGGTGAGTGATTTAGTATCTGCAAAGTAATTCCACTGACCAAACACAAGTTCCATAAACTCTTTCTTATCGTTTTCCTCATAAACCATTTTTTTCTTTAATGTTCCGTCCTCTTGTTCAATTTCGGTTGGAACTCCTTCCCACTGTGGTTGTCCTTTTACTTTCTTAATATGGTGTTTTTTGTATGCCAAAATCACACATTCTTTTGGATTGTAAATGTACGGACTGGATGGACTCATCCATGAACCCCAAGCAGTAGTTTTACTTCTGTGTGGTGATTGTTCTTCTAGGTCAACAATACCAAAGAAACCGTAACCAATTTCTTTCATAATTTGCCACATCTCAGAAACAAAAAAGATACGACCACCTTTTTTCTGTCTGTTGATTTCGTATGGGATGTTTAATGCGATACGTCCATCATCTTTTAATACTCTGTACGTTTCACTTAACCATGCTTTAGCAAACTCAACATATTCTGTGAACTCCACATCATCTTCATGTACATCGTAATCGATTCCCACACCATAAGGTGGACTTGTTACTACTAAGTCAACACACCCTTCAGGTAATGTCTTCATCACCTCAACACAATCTCCGTTAATTATTCTTCCTGTTTCTATCATTTTTTTATATTCCTGCTGTTAAATGGTAATAATATCCTTTACTTGTTGTATCGCCATATGATTTATAAATTTCATATGATTTTTCGTCATATATTATTTCGTTTATTACTTCTACTCTACAACCAACATCATAGACTTTTAATCTTAATTTATCAATGTCAAAATCTTCTTCAAGTGGTATGTCATAAACAACTTGTTCACCCTTACAATAATCCTCGATGATTAAAAATGCTTTATCACTACAATGTTTTTCTTCGTAATCAACTTTATCTACGTCTAAAACCTCAGTTTCATAAACAACTTTACCTTCCTCGTCTTCTACTCTTAAAATAAACGCATTTGGGAATGGTCCCATGATTGATTCATTTGGTGAATCAAAATAACTATCAACCTCTAAAATTTCACAAATTTGGTCGTATTCCAATTCATCTTGCTCAACACCACCATCACGTAATGCATCATACTGTTTAGTATTTAATTCAAATGGGTAAAGTTCCGCTCCTCTACCAGCAAGGATAATTTTGTAGTATTTCATATTATTATAGATTAAAAAATGTAATCAATTATTTTGTACAAGACAATACCTGTCCCTACTAACCAACTTAAAACTATAAAAATAGCAAGCACCCTATAGTTTCTTTCTACTTGGTCTCTACTTCTACCTTGGAAGTCATCTGAGTTCCAATCCTCCATAACTAAATTGTTTGTGCGATTATTTGAGCTAACTTATAACCTGTGAATGCACCTATCGCCGCAGACCCCGGTAATACTATAAATTTACCCAACATTGTTTCATATTTTTTTCTATTCACAATATACGAAATCAATATGTAATAAATAATGTAGTTAATTAAAACTAAAAAGTCCAGTTCTTTTGCTGCAAAAACAACTATAGAATTTCCAAGAAACCCCCACATGAAGTTAATGGAGGTTTCACGGATTAATTCATTTGGTGTTGTTATCGCATCTAATACGTTTATTTCCTTATCAAGACCCGTTTTACTTTTCAAGGGTTTCGATGTGGTGTTGGAGGTACCAGAGTGCCTTTCTGAGGTCTTCAAGTTCTTTATCTTTTCCTTTTTTTCCTGCACGTGATATATATTTTACTGTGTTTCCTAAACTAAATCCTAATTCCCAAGCATCAATCACTTTGATTGCCTCGTAAGGGTTATTTTCACCACCATAATGTTGTGGGTGATTTACTTGTTCTATTTTTGGTGTATCGCACTGACAAGGTCCGGTACCACCACATATACATTCTTTATTCATTATTCGGCTTCTTCTTCTCTATATTCACTTAATAACTCATCGTTTGATAAAGTTCTATATTTTTCACTTAATCCTGACACATTTACATTAGAATTCATATTCATTTTAATTTCTAATATTTTTTCAGCAGTATCTAATGATTTTGAAACTTCTCTGATAATTTTATATGGGTCGGCATTTGAACCGGGTCTTCTATCTTCAACATAACCTTTCCATCCTTTCGCCGTGTCCTGTGGAACTCTAATTGACGCACCTCTATCTGAAACACCCCAACTGAATTTATCAATAACCTGTGTTTCAAATCCACCTGTTAATCGTAAGTGATTATTTGAACCATATGCATTAATATGTTCTTCATGTCTTGAGGCAAATGAATTGAAAATAGATAAGAAGTATTCATACCCACCTTCATTTCTCATTTTATTATTTGAGAAGTTTGTATGTAATCCTGAACCATTCCATTCTCCATGGGTGAGTGGTTTAGGATGTAAATCAATATGATACTTATACTTTTCAGAAATTTTATACAAGAAGTATCTACTCATCCATAGGTCATCACCACCTTTTAATTTACCTTTCGAAAATACTTGATATTCCCATTGTCCTAACGCAACTTCAGCATTTGTTCCTGTAATATCAATACCATATTCTAAACACATATTTAAGTGGTCCTCAACAAAATCACGTCCCGCGACATTATGACCCACACCACAATAATATTCACCTTGACCTTTAAGAATGTTTCTTTTGTGTCCTAAAATCCCTCCGTTGATTTCTTCACGGATAAAATACTCTTGTTCAAAACCAAACCAAAGACCTTCTTCCTCTTCATTTAATTTTGCTCTCATATTAGATTCATGTGGTTTACCATCTGAATCCATTACTTCACATAAAACATAAACAGTACTGTTTTCTAATGGGAACACATAATTTGTATAAACTCTAACCGGTTTTAATATCCTATCGGAATTTCCAGTATCTGCCTGATTTGTTGATGATCCGTCAAAATTCCAAACAGGTAACTTACCAACTTGTACTACGTTTTTAATTGATTCGTAATCTACGATTTTAACTTTACTTCTTAAATTTGGTTCAGGTGTATATCCATCAAGCCAAACGTATTCTAACTTAACTTTCATTTATTATTATTTATATAGTTGATTATTGTTTCTTCATCAGCACCACTATTGAATAGGTTGTAAACGGCACGAGAAAATTCGTCCGTTGTAAAAACAGCGTCGGCGTCAAGGTATTCCATTATGTGATGTAGGTTTCTTAGGATTTGTTGTTTGTTTAAAAATCTCTTATTAAATCCCATCTTCGTTTGTTTTAAGGT